AACTGTCGCTGGGGCAGGTTCTGTATGTCCTGCTGTGTGAACTGCATCTGGCTAACTGGCTTGTCAAGCTTTTGCCCTTTGCCAATTGGATGATACAGACCCTGTGCGACATTGTCTGCTCTGCTTTGTCGAGCCGCCATCCCCAAGGCCCCGGCAGGGATTTTCCCGAACGCCATCCCGCCACCGGAAACGGCTGCGGCCATCTCCGCTACATCCCCCGGCGAATACTCCCCGCCTTGGGCCGCGTACCCAGGCAATGAGAAGGCCTTGGCGGCGTCATATACGAACTGAGGTGCAACCCAATCAGACAGGTCCACCTTGCTACCCTTTGTCAGTGCTCCCCGCGGATATGGCAGCAATCCGAGACGTTCCACCTTAGGATCAAACCCAAACCGATTGGCGACGGCCGCGTCCAGTCCAGAGAGCTCTTTGCGGGGAGCGGCTTTCTTTCGATCTCGAGCCTGGCGGAGCTCCTCATCGAGCATCTTCTGGTCAATCGGCATATGTCACCTGTCTCTTATTGGGTTACTTTAGGTAAGGCGCCTTCGGACTTCTTCTTTTTGTTTGGTGCCTCTGTTGGGGTTGGTTTGTCGCCCATTCGTTGTTTTAAATAAATGGTTGCGTCTTCTGGTGTTTTTAATCCCAAAGCGTCAGGGTTTACACCCGTGTCCCTCATAAAGTATTCTTTCCACGCCGTAGGGTGCTCTGCCGATTTAAGCATTTCCCCTGAGGGCAGTGATGAAGGCCAGTGAAAACGATTGTTGTCATATGGGTCGCGCTCAGGTTGCAAGCCAGCTTTCCACGCAGCCCTGTAATCATAGTCTTTAGTGTCTAAGTCAGGTTCCTCATTGTACTCAGACTTGAACTCTTTAAACCAATCTGTACCGCGAATCCAATTTTGAAATGCCGATTCATCATTTGGCTCACCCTTTGCATATCTCAGGCCACTCATATGTCACCTATGCGGCGTAGGGGTTAACGCGCTTCCTGCTGGCGCCGGAGTCCGCGTAGTCATCTTCGTCGTAGTCGTCTCGAGGCGGTGGGTCAATCTCAATCCAGCCCGAGTCACGGAGGAACCTCAGTCCCTGGCTGGTGCAATCAACGAAGTCGTCGTGGGTCGTCTCAGGGAATGCGCAGAGCTGGCTGACCATACCCTCGGCCCAGTCTCGAACGTAGCCAGGCCTGGTGCTGCTCTCAGGTATCCAGACCCTGCCGCGGGCGATTACGTTGCTGACGATGTTGAGCCGCTGCATTTTGTCTGCCTTGCCCGGATTGTACGAACGAACCGGAAGATGCGCCCTTTGAAGGTCCTGGATAAGGCTGATACCGGCTGACTTATCCTCAACCAGAATGAGGTCAACGCGCTTACGATCCTTTCCCTCGCCATACACATTTTCGTATTCCTCAATTACCTTAGGCCGTAAATCGGGGTATTGTAATCTATCCTGCCAGCAATCAATGACCATCACAGCCATCGGATCGTCAGTCGGTTTAAAGACGCCATAGGTAATACAGGCGGTCGGGTCATTCTGCGTCTTTTCAGTATAGGCGCAATCGTAACTCTGGATAATGTATTCAAACCGCGGGAATGGCTTATCTGCCGGCCATAATTTGAACATATCCCTTTTGACAATCCCGCTCTCTTCGGGGTCAATGATCTCGGCGAAGATCTCTTGGCGCCCGAGCTTGGTCCCCTCATACTGCAGGATCTGTCTTTGAAAGTTGGGCGATAGGTTGGCCAGGTTGGTGTACGTCGATGCCGTAGTCACCACAACATCATCACCGTCCCTGCCGATCAGGTCGATGATCAGGTCCTTAGGTCTGGGCGTTGTGGTGCAGATCATGATCGTCCGCTTACCTAGCCGCAGACCGAACTGAATCTGATCCCAAGCCTGTTGCAAATAATCCCAGGCCGCTAGCTCATCCGCCCAGGCAAAGTGGAACTGAGGGCCGCGGAAGCGTTCTGGCTCTGATGCTGGGATACCCTTGATGAGGCTGCCGTTCTTTAGCTTGAGCTCGTGTAGGGATTTGTTGTAGTCCTCTACCAGAATGGGAGGAATGACGTTAAGAAGCCCGCTGTCGCCCTCAAAGCAGGTTCCCCTGACGTCAGATGAGGTAGGGGCTGCAACGAGGGCTCGAGTACCTGGGTTAGACCATGCAAGCCACCCTATCTGCTCCGCGGCCAGTCTCGTTTTTCCGGCTCCTCGGCCTGCGCAGAGTAACCAAATACTCCACCAGTCCCCTGGCGGCATTATCTGGTGGTCATGGGCTCCTGTAAGCCACTTCATTCGCCAGAAGAATGCGGCTCTATCGACGTCGGAGAGTGCTGCAGCCTGAGCCTGTACCTTAGGATCGGAGAGCGCCTGAATCAGCGCATCATCATTCATTGGCCTTGAGCTGTCGCCTGGTCTCGAGGTTAGTGATCAGTTCATTGAACACAGTAGTATCAACCTTGATGGGGCCACCGTTCTCACCAGTAAGTTCAATCTGGGAGCGATCACTCCATCCTGCACGGGACTTTAGCCAGAAGATGGCCGCGGGGATATTCCCGTTCTTCCCTGCATTAAAGAGCGAGGTAGCCATCTCTGAGGTGGCATCAATACGTCCATCATCAAGCTCTCTGCGGTACTTACGGACCAGGGTATCTTGAGATATACCGATCTTTGTGGCGATATCCTCATGACGAATGCCAGCAGCCGCTAGTGTACGAACTATCGTTTGATTGGCCTCCGTTACATGATGCATCTGAAAATCTCCGAAAAAAACAAATAGCGACAGCGGCGTCACTTTATATTTATCTTTTCTTATCTTGTCTTTCTTATCTTTCTGGCAATGCTAGCCCTTACCGTATCTATGTAAAAGACACAGGACCGCTTTACGCTACTCTGGCAACGCTTCCCAGACTTCTTTCAACCACCCGGCTCTAGGATTCGCCCACCGCCCCCGCTCTGGCTTGCTCGTGTAACGGGGTTTGCAAGCTCCCACCACCGACGGACCGCATGGGAGCGAGCGACCATTATGACATGAAAAGTGTTGTGTTAGTTGAACTTTGGCCAGAGCATGAGCATACCCTTCTTTGCCCCGCGGCGGACCAGTTCCTTCTCACTGGCTATCAATCCTCCTGGTAGGGCGTAGTAGCCGGCGATGTGGAAGTGTGGGACTAGGTTGATGCCGTTGAGTACCAGGCACTTGGTGGCCACTTTAGCTGATGCGATTGTCATTTCTGTTCCTTGTTGAAAAAATACATCCAGTGTTTCTGCCGCTCTTCAGAGAGGTCCAGGAAGAGCATTGCAGCTATCCCGGTGGTGCAACCCAGAGAGAAGCCCTTCCTTAGGCTCTCGTCCAGTTTGCATTCGTTGAACATCCGATCGACGGCCTGCTCGACCAGGGCGCGGGTTTCTTTTTCCCGCTGCTGTTTGATTTCGAAGTCGTCCATGTTATTCGCACTCGAGCTGCGCGAGTTCTTCTGCGACCCACTCGATTGCCCAGGAGTGGCTAGGCTCGTCGATCAGGTTCTGGACCCACTGGTAGTCGTAGTCTGCAGCCTTGAACGCCTCCAAGTTGGCGTGGGTTACAAACTGCTCGACGAGGTACTCTTTTGCCCACTCAGCCTTGGGGATTGCTGGGTGGCTGCGGTCTTCCATGATCCGCTTGATTTCTTGCTCGATGTTCATTTCACTGTCCTTTCTGGGTTGCGGTCGTTAGTGACCGTAGACAAATAGTGGCACAAACGAATCGGTCTGTGTGAACTTTTTTCAACTTTTTTCAACTTTTTTTCGAGGGGTGGCCTTGGGTTTTTCTCTACCAATCAAATCTAAAATTTTTTGGAGACCCTTGATCACGCGGCTGGTTTCATCAGGGGTCATGATGGCGTGAAAGCTCCCGTTATCAAACTCTAGCTCAAGCCAAACCTTTGTCCCTTCCCAGTCGTCTGTCCGAACCCACACACCATCTTTTGTTCTAATAGTCGTAGTTGAAAAAGTGACTTGAAGGTCTTCTAGACAAGTATTTTCTTCGATCATTTTTCTGTCCTTTTTTGAGTTGGGGGCCGAGACCCCCGAGGTTTTGATTAAGCTGGGCAACCGGCCATCCACCAACGAGCCACTGTGATGGCACGCTGACGGTTGTTTTCTTCCCAGAACACTTTTCCGCCGTCAACCAGCACGCAGTGGTAAACCTCAGAAGGACCAAACGTAACCTCTTCGATTACAACGCGCTGGCCTGCGCCGTTAGTCATGCGGCCGATCACAGCGATTTCAATGTCATCTGCTTCTTCTTTCTCGTCGGCCCAAACGGTGCCACGATCAAAGCCATCCCAACGGCTGTTGTCTGGCTGGCTGGCGAGGTGCTCTTCGTACTGGTTTGCAAACATTTCACTGTCCTTTCTGTTTTGCGCCGAGACGTTCAGCGCATGAGTTGAACTGTACACAGATTTTTTGGTCTTGTGTGAACTTTTTTCAACTTTTTTCAATTTCTTTTGCAGGGACGCCTCGGCCGTAGATTCTAAGGAACGCATCCTGCAAAGCCTCGTTTGACTTGCACCACTTCGGGGTCCTCCAGGCCTTGTCTCGCAGTGAATCTGGGCTGTTCTCGCTGACGTCAAACTCAGACCGAGAGCCAATATCATCACCGTCCTCATCTGGCGTGATCGGCACATCCTTCCAACAAACGCCGCCCATATCAACGGTGCGAACCTCAATTCTTCCGGGATCGCCAAACTCATCAATCTGCAGGTAGATGTCGTCTTGTGATTGACCAACGACTAGGCCCATGTAACCTGTTGGGGCACCGTCATCGTTAATGAATCGAAACCAGTATGCAAGCACTTTTTTTCCTTTGAAAAGTTGGGTGGGGGCCGAGACCCCCGGTTGTTTTAAACGATCGCTGCAACACGCGCATCTAACGCATCAATCATCTGCTGGGAC